TTGAACCGCAATACCGCAATGTTCTTCTTATGTGCGTCTTTCCACTCAGATTCTAATCCCTCAAACTGCCGAACGGTACCCAACCACGGGGACTTCGGCTGTAGAGCCACAAATTCGGTTTCTGCCGACCGCCAGTAGTTATACATACGCTGTGAGTCAGCGGCGTTACGCACCATTCCTCGAATGTATCGCTTACCCTCTACCACCGTCATCTTGCCGTACACCGGCACGATGGGGATATACTGACACGGAAACTCTTCTGGGCCTTCCAGCTTCCCAGACCCACAGATAATGTATCGACGCACACGATGTTTAGTCACCGTGCGCTCAGACACAATCACGACTGGTTTATACGGAGCCCCATCAATGGCTCCTATCAGGCCCTTCGCTTTTTCCTGCTCGGCGCGCTCCCTGGCTTCCTTCTCTTCCAGCACCACGCCGTCCTCGAACTGCGCGATCTTAGTCTGTACAGCCTCTCTCAGCCAGTATTCCGCAATCTGAATTCGGTCCTTCTCAAACCATCCCTCGGTGTCACCGCGACCAGTTTCAGGCAACGACAATGCGGAGGTGTCTGGATACCGAGACGAAAATTCATCCCGCGAGATCCACTCAGTTACAAAACACCATTCTGCAAACGTCTTGTCGAGATCGTAGGGTCTGGGGTCAAAGTAGACACTCAGCGGATTCGGAATCCACTCAATTTGAATATCCTGCTCGAAGGTATCATTCTCCACGTAGAGCGTGTTGACACGCCAAAAACCCATTCCACCAGCGACCATCGACTCACACGCGCTATCATACACTTGCTCGGCATTCGACCGATACTCAATATTTCGGATCAGACCATCGAAAATCTGCGCCATCTTCACCGACGAGTCTTTCGACTCAGGCCGCGTCTTGATGCGTGGCCGGTTGAGGCGGATATCCCCCATGATCTGATCGACGAACCGAGGCATTTGATTAATAGTCAGCGTCGGTCGGTCGTCTAACTCGCGGGCAGTCTTGATCGACGGGTCCCACTGAGCGTCGTCAATGTTCGCAAAGAACTTCATGTCCTCAGAGAACGTCGTGCGGTTGTGCTGATCGTAGTCTACCGCCAATCGCTTCCGCTTCAACGCCAGAGATAGGAACGGATCTCGCCCGCTGACTACCGCGTCCGTCGCGTCATCTCGAATTTTCATCTACCCATCCACTTAGAAGTTGAAGCGATTTGCCTGCTTGTTGGTCGCACAATAGATCCCCACCGATAGTCTGCTGTCTCTTCGTAGCTTGTCGCCAAAATACGAAAGGCGTCAGAGCCGTGTGAAGCCCACGAATGATCTGGGTTTGCCGAGAAGATCCGTTTTGTTTCATCCCACTTCTTATGGTAATCGCGCAGCGCGTCAATCCCACGTTTACACTTGATCGAGTTGAAGAAACAACGTGGGAACAGCGACCGTACTGCCTGAATCCCATCTTCCACCCCAAGAATGGGCACTAGTATAAAGAAGCCGGGCTTTCCTGTCAGTTCTCCTGCCACATCTTTCGCGTTCTTCCCAGACGAGAAGTCCCGGCGCTTCATGTCATGTGGCGCATAATTCTTCGCGTAGACGTACTTCTGCTGATAGAGGTACTTGATGTAGTGCTCTACCCCTTCTCCCGAATTCTCGTAATAGTCGATAAGATAAATTCCACGGCCCTTCTTTTGATAAAACCACACAGCAGTCGCATCTCGTGTCCCAATATCCCAAGCGGTGTACACTGGAAGGACGGGATCGTATTGGTGTGAGATTCCGATTCGTCCCTCTCGCTCGGCCTCATCAATCAACCGCCCGTAGTACGTCCCGCGAATGCTACCAGTAAAGGAACAATAATATTCCTGCTGGAGAAACTCTTCGTCCATGCCCGAGGCGCGTTCTTCATCCAGCATTTCCTGGCTGACAACGGGGCTGCCATCGGGATTCTTCGTATCATCAACGGTTAAGAATGACCAGTGCCAACGCGGGTTGCTCTGCGTCTTTTGGTACAGTTCAAACCAGTGATTCTTGCCAAATGGGGTGGAGTTGAACACCGCCCACCCACCATTTTCCGCCAAAATCGGACGGAATGTATTCCAAATGCGAGGATCGCAGAACGCAAATTCCGAGAATACAAAGCCAATCGGGTTCGTTCCTCGGTACGCATCAGCATTATCCGCTCCCAAAATCTGGATAATCGACCCATTGTAGAGGCGAGCCAGCATTTCAGTACTGTTCGGATCGCCGTCTAGCAGCGCTTTGGGAATATGATCTATGAACCGGATACCATCTTTACCACGCCCCTGCCAGATGACCTTGCGCCCCTGATTCAAGAGTGGGAGCACATAGAAGTAGGTCCCGACCTTCTGGACCGCTTCCGAGATCATCAAATTCCAGCACGTCTTATCCTTACCGGAACGGCGGTGCCACACCAACCCGATACGCTTTTTGCCAGCCTGGAGTTGTGCGAACGGCTCGACTTGGTAGTCTCTCGGCGTGTATTGGAATGGGATCTTGACATCTGGATTCTGTGTCAGATCCCCTTCAACGTACTTTTGAACCCGCTCACGACCTCGACGAGGACTTGGCATTTATAGACTCAAGGCCCACCGAAGCATTACTCGTTGCTCAACCAATGCGGCTTCCATCTCCAGCAACTCAGACGGAAAGGCTCCCCATGTGCCACTGCGATGCTGCATCACATGGGTAAATTCATGAGCAAAAATTGCCAGTTTCGTCAGATTGGACACACCGACAAGTGCCACGACAGCGTGCAGTTCCCGATTCTCCATCTGGGTGTACCCTAAACAGTTACACGAAAATCGCACTACTTCTGCTGTCGCTCCTGCAACTACCGCAACTTCCATCATCAGCGGGAAGCTGTACTTCATCGGAAGCCCTGAGATTCTATTGTATTCTTGCTCAACCAGCAACGCCACTCGGGTCAACTCAGGATCATCCAAAACTTGCATGGAAATCACGTCATTCTTGTTGACTGCCTTCGGAACCGCATGAGACGCAAAGGCCAACGGAGTGGCCAACACGACCACCACAATCGCTGCAAGCAGGCTTTTCATAGAATTACCTCTGAGAATTAGACATAAGCGTCGTCACCCGAGACAGCATCTCCCGAGCCTTTGCCCGATGCAAGTCTGCTTTCGCCCGCATCGAATCAGCCTTAGCATTCATCATCTCAGCATGCTCTTCGTATTTCTGAATTTTCGGATGCTTCTTTCGCGCCTTTTCTTCCCGCTTCATCCGTTTATCGTACTCACTCATCTTCATAGGAACTTCTCCCCCGCTCATATCAGGGCTCTAATACCCGAACTCGGGCAGCCAGTTCGTCTAATGCCTCGGCAATAGTCGTCGGCTGGACATCCCAGTCCGTCGGCTGGCCAGGCGTGTAAGTCGTGGTAGACGCATCCGAAGACGCATCACCATTCGTAGGATTTAACTTCACGTCGGCACACTCCCGTCGAGCGCCGCCTCAAGATACTCCAGCACATGGACACTCGCCTCTTCGCCAGTGTCGCAAATTCCGTACAGGTCGGCTTTCGACTCCCGAGTCATCTGAGACAACTGTTCCGCTGACGCTGATTGACCAGGGGGAAGGGCAAATCCTTCATCAAATGCCACATCCTCACCACCCAAGACCACAGAGTCAGTATCGTCCGCATTACGGATCAAATACGACTGCCGACGGGCGTTGAACGGGATAATCACCGTTGGCTCATCATCCACCGCTACTCTTCGACCTACCCACATGGCTTATTTCCTCTTCGCGCTGCGAGACGCCAGCGACTTGACGCCAGCCCGCTGTCGTTCGGCAAACGCCTGTCGGTAGGCGTCGATATCTTCCTCAGACATCCCCTTTTTTCGATACCGAGCGAGAGCTTTCCCCCAGGTACTATCCTCGGCCATAATATCGAATTCCTCTTTTCTCCGGCCCGCCATATCTCCGCGCCCTGCCATACCCTCTCCTTTACGGTGTTTCGGTTAGTATTTCTGACTCATCTTCGGCTTGCTCTTCTTGGCTCGCCGCTTCTTGCTGTACGCGATGGCTACTGCCTGTTTCTGCGGTCTCCCCTCGCTCATCAACGTTCTCACGTTTGATCGAAAGGATGCCTGACTGGCTCCGGTCTTCAAGGGCATTCGGTATCTCCTGGACTTCAAATGTATCTAGATCAATTACTGGTGGCTTCAACGCCCGAGGCGGAAGTGACCCAAAATTGTAATTAATGACTTTGACGTTGACTGGCTTCTTCTCCGGGGCTTGGCTCTGCCCGTAGTTCCTCAGTTTCAGGCGGGCTTCTGCCGCCTTCCACTCCCCAGCCTTTGCCGCGTCCGATAGCACCTTCAAATCAGACACTTCACACTGGGCCATTGCCTCCTGAATCAAGGTCAAAAAGGCCGCGTAGACTGACCTTGGGCGGGTATGACCCAAGGCCAGCCATTCTCTAAATTCGGCGGGACGGATGCCTGCATAGGCAGCCGCTGTTTCCAGGGACGCCCCGAGCCTCAACGACTCAACCAGCTTCTCAGTCGCTTTTTCGATCTCAAGAAGCCGCTTGGTGTCTTTCCTCATGCGCCCGAGGGTCTTTCCTGTGTGATGCTCAGTTCGTAACCGAGGCCCAATCTGGGCCTGAAAACCTTCCCACCCCCCAAACTCAGGCTTTGGAGTGGGGTGTTTCGTCCAGGGGAAGATAAACGGCACGTCCTCTGGGGTCAACTGATCGTTCAGGGCACGTTTTCTCGCCCTACGGACGTGAAAGCGGCCCACGAATCACTTATTAGGCGGGTCTTCCACCCATACCAGCTTCAGTCTTGTTCCCGACCCACAGCACGCCGGTCCCGATCTGAAGAACAGCGGAAGCCATCGTCGCGTGGGCAATCACACTGTCCGAGAAGAGGCCGGTATTCGTGTTGTCGGCATTCAGGTCAACATACGCCGTTGCCGCCGAACCATCTTCGGCTCGCAAGAACCGATGCGCGTGAACTTCCAAGTCACGGAACATGATGCTCGCCGTTGCCCCAGCTTGCAACTCTTCGATGAAATGATTGGTCAGATCGTGCGACCAGCAGTCATAGAACCGAGGCTGAGTCACCGCGCCGTAATCAGACGCCATGAGGACCACTCCATCCGTGGACCAGGCGACCTCGCACCGAACGTAGAGATTGTCCGACGCATCGTTGTCATTATCGGCATTCTGATCGGCCACATTGGCGGGGCCGATTTTAAGCGCGTCAGCGCCCCCTTCAAACTTGCAGTCAATCGCCCGGAACCGACGGCCCAGGATACGGGCTCCACCGCCCGTCCCGTCACCTTCACACCCCATATTCACAAGGGTTACGTCTTTTGCGTGTACCGTCACCGCCACCCCGTTCGTTAAGGCTTGGATAAAGACCGATCCACGACCTCCCACACCGATAATCGTGAGATTCGGTTTCGTAACTGGTACGACGACGTTTTCGGCATAGGCCCCAGGAGCCACGAAGATCACATCATTCGCGGCTGCGGACAGCACAGCTTCTGAAATCGTCTTCCACCCGGCATCCCAATTCTCACCATCACCGCTCTGTTCTTTTGCGGAGTCCACATACCACACGTCTCCAGACGGATTTCCTGCCAACGCAGCAGCCAAGGTATCGGCCAGGTAGGTTCCGTATTTATTTGCCGGATTTGAGGAACTGGTGTTCAATCTCTTCAGGTACGACATTCCGTTGATCTCCTTGTAGGGGACGGGGTGGGTGATATTGACCGTATGCTTATCATATCATACTTTTTCGAGTTTGTCAAGAGGTTTTTCATCATTTTGAAAAATATTTTTCTTGACAGGTGGTCAATTCGCTGGTACTATATACTAAGACTAAGACATAAGTACTTAAAAAAAATATGAAGTTAATACTAAGACACCTTACCTAGGAGGTACGACTATGGCAAATCGACTGCTCCGCCCGGTTTATGTGGTAGCTGGGGATTGGAAGCAGTATTTAACATGGCTTCGAGTTCGGGATGACAGACTTGATGGATATGATCCCTTTTATATTCAGCAACCTGAGGACTTATTTGGGCTCGCACACCCTATGATTGCCTATTCTGGAACGTATACTCAAAGAAAAGATTGGCCTAGGATTCAACAGATAATTCATACGATACCTCGTGTTGAGGTTTGGAAGGACCAGGATGATGCAACTCGTTGATTTTGTTGAGGGGGTCTATGTTTTTTGGCAAAAGTTCGTGTGTACCTCCTGTTGTTATAAAAGAAGAGGGGCCAATCACGCACATAGCCCCCCTCGGGCTAGAGCCCTAGTCCTTGGCACAGGTCTTGCTACCGCAAGAGACGGACCAAGACATGGGATTACGATATGGTAATTAGATAGGCACATTTGTTGCATTAGCAAGACTTATGCCTTAGGCTAAGGCGTAAGGTATACCATTACCCTCCGATATGGTGTGCGGTATTGTACATTAGCTGTAGTGTGAGGCGTGGTGACATGAGACTAAGAGCAAATGTAAGAGCAAATGACTAGAACAAATGACGCAAACAAGTAACTGTAACATGCTACAGTAGAATGCTACAACAACATACTACAACTTGTGTCATAAATCACACACTGTTGCATAAATACCACACTCATAACCTTACGATATTGTAATGGAATATAGGTCTATGGTCACTGGTCTAGTGAGTGAACCACATGACTGATGAGACAGGACAATAGACCTTGACCCACAGACAGCAACATGCTATAATCGACCTTATCTTGCTTTTGCTTTGAGTGTGTTGTCATCTCCTTCTTGTCTTGCTCAACTGGTCTTGATTATAGCATATTTTGTGCCAAATGTCAACATAAATAGGAGAGGATAGGACGATGTTTATAATCTATGTCTATGTACTGATCGGGCTAGGGATT